CAAGCTGTAGGCTTTTGAAAGCATCAGAGATTTTCATCACATATCCTTTTATTTCCTATTATTAGTATATACCGATTCGTGTTAAATGTCAACAGAATTGCGCAGTTCAATGAACTTTTCAATCCAATCCTTTGCTTTTTCTACAAATACAAGCGGTTCACTATCGTCTACCATCATCATGATCACGATTTGTTTAGGTAGCATACCTGTTCGTTCAAACATCATATATGAATATGCAGAAGCTTGTGTAAAATATCCACCGATATCCTCGCGTTTCTTTTCGCGCTTACTTGTCTTAAAGTCTATGATTGAAAGAACACCATCCCAGTCTGCAACACAGTCAACTCTTCCTGCTACTCGCAGATTATCAGAATATAACGGCACTTCAAGACCGTATATTTTAGTAACATGTTTATCTAAAATTGGTCTAATCTGCCCGAATGTAGCAATATTACTAGGCATATGACCTTTGGTATATTGTGGGTTGTTTTTTAGATATTCTTCCGCGAGTTCGTGTACTGCGGTACCTCTTCGCGAAGCCTGTGCGGATACCTTTCGAACTTCTTCCTCTCCTACTCGTGCCTTCCAAGCATCAAGCCAAGACTGGTCAGAAGTCTTACCGATGACTGTAGTAACAGAAGGGTATTTGAGTCCTTCCGGAGTCGTGTAGAGTCGGCCTATGCCTTCTACAATCTCGGCACTTAGTTCAGGTAGATTTAAATCTTTGTGCTCAAATGTCTTCTTTAATGTCTTCAATTTTTAATACTCCAAAGTTCATAATAAAGTCAGGTAGTGTTAGTTGTTAGTTTACTTATATAATATACGCCACAAACATATGACAATGAGATATGAGGCAAATAATTAGTACGTGTATCTAATAACCCTTTTCTTCAAACTCAGCACGTATCTTCTTCAATTCGCGTGATACGACTAGGAATAAATTCCTTAAATGTTTTCATTTTACCCTCCGGCAGATACTTTTGACGATCCAGATATTATGGCACCTAGATCTGCAGAATCCCCAACGCGTGCTATAGGTATCCCACCGACAAACACTTTTGTTGATCCGGCATTTATTACAGCGGCATGAGGTACACAAGAGGAACCGGAAAGTATTGTGTGAGGTGCTATTGCATCACCTTGTATAGCCACTGGTTTCCCTCCTATAGTAACTTTAGTCTGTATGGCACCTTGTATCAGCGCGGTAGCATCACAAAGGTGTCCCGTGGAAATTGTATCCACTGTACATACGGCAACTGCTGGCATATATTCCCCTTAGGTTTTTGAGCACCGAGATGCTCAACAACACTTTTATTTTATTATGCTAATTCAAGTTTTTATAAATAAAGTTGGTAATCGCGAGTTCACAGCTCCATTACCTCTAGTCGTAGCAGATAGTTTTGACCAGCAATATTTATTATATTTATATACATTTGTATATCGGTATCTGATATTGTTACAAAACTTTCTTACATAAAAAGAAAGTAAAGTACATGGACATTAATCACGCTGATGTTTCGGGGATTAATAACCCAATGTATGGGAGAAAAATGTCGGATGAAACTAAAGAAAAAATTAGAATTACTAAGAAGTTAAATAGAGAAAAGAAATTGGCAGGAATTTAATTCCTGCCAATATTTTATTTAAATTAGGCCATTTCTAACTCAGATGCGATAATAAATTCCTTTACAATGCCAGATCTAACAATATCATCTGTGGTAAAGGTAATAATATCAAAGCTATTCATTTTATCTAGGATAGATTTAAACTTAACAAGACCGGAAATATCTGATCTGTTTTTGCTATTTGTTAAATCATCTTGTTTGGTATCACCACAAACTATAATCTTTGAGCCTTCGCCTAGTCGAGTAATAATACTTGACAGTTCTTGATAATTCATATTTTGTGCTTCGTCAACTATAATAATTGAATTGTCAAATGTAAGGCCTCGGACAAATGATGATGTCATAAACTTAACTTGACCCTTTTGTTTAAGTATTTGATAAGCGTCTCCTCTATCAAACAAATCGTTGGTTATATCAATATAAGGTGTTTCGTAATACGCCTCTTTTTCTTTTAGTGAGCCTGGCATGAAACCTTGTTCTCTAGTCTGTACCGCGGAGCGAACAATGATTACTTGCTTATAATCATTATTTTGCAATACTTCTTCGAGCGCAAGATACATTGCTACGAATGTTTTTCCTGAACCTGCTGAACCTAGAGCCGCAATCATTTTGCCAGAATAGTAACTGTCAAACATATTTTGCTGGTTTTTTGTCTTAGGTTGGACACGTTTCATTGAAAACTTTGTGTTGATAATATGGTCCGTTTCTCTTTCGATTTGTGTTTTTGTTTTACGAGAAAGACGTTTACGCATGTAACCTCCTGGGTTATAGTTTATACATTTATAGTATTTTTTCTGTGTGCGTTGCGAACTTCACGAAGTGCATCCTTGAAGCCCTCATCGGTTTTTCTTACACCGACGTTTACCGGGTCCACAGTCCCCGGGAATCTAGTAAAAATTTGCTTGATGTGTAGGTTATCATTGAGATAAGCTTCTAGTTCTGAGTATTTGAAGCTTATCTCAAACTCTTCGTTAGTGTTAGTGTTTCTCATCGAATATGTTGGCATCTGTTCTCCAAATAAAAAATAGGGTGATCTGTGTAGATCACCCTTTCATGGCATGATATAATATTTGACCTACAAACCTATTTATATGATCCCGGTTATAGTTTCGTAAATTTCTTTCCAGTTATATACTCTTTTTACATCGGGATGGTCAAAATCTTTATTATAGCGCCCATCCATTAGTATACAGTCCAGCCCAAGTTCAACGCCTACTAAACTATTCTTTGGCAAATCTTCGATCCAGTAGCAACCAGAGTCCCTATATAGCTCCAGATGTTTTTTCTTGTTGGCTGATTCGTCACACAATACCAGTTTCTCAAATGCAGTCTTGCCAAACAAATTTTGGATGTTTTTCATCCGTGCTCGATACAATTGTTCTGTATCGGGAATTGCTGTTATGCAATGAAATACATAGCCATGTTCTTCATGTAGTTTTCGGATGTACTTGATTGCATCTCTTACTGGCGGCAGTTTTGCTATGGCACCACTTTTAGTGAACGATTCAAACAGCGTATTGCAAGCGTCTCTTGAGATGCCATACATATGGTGAAAACTGTACAATTCAGTATCTTTTGGTGAATACCCACCCTCTGACATCCACATGTGAAACGTGTGCTCGAGATTAAGAAAACAACCATCTGCATCTGTCAAAATTACATTATCAAAAAGTTGCATTTATTCATCACCTGTTTCATCAAATTTGGAGTTCTTTTCACTTACCTTTTTCCGGCGCTGGTCTCTGCGATCTTTTAGGCGGTTGTCTTTTTTACGGAAATCATCATCTCCTGCATCCCATTCGTCGTCCCATTCATCACGAAATTTTTTGAATGTTTTAGGCATTTAGTTATTAGTCTCCATTGCTAGATAATCTTGTGGGAAGGTTTCTTTTACAACTTCCAGTGAAAGGCCTTTAAGTGGTTTTTGTTGAATCATTTTGCAAAGAAGTTCTGCATCTTGATCATCAATGTCTTCCAACAGTGATATAAATTGATATTCTCTTTTTGCTTGATTCATATCATCATAACCGCCACCCTTTATGAAGATTCGAAGCCGTCTAGTCTCGGAATATAACATACCTTCGACATCCTTATATCCATTCTTTTTCCATGGCGGAGGAATGTCCGGCAAAAGAAATTTAATCTGTGCTGTATTGTATGTAAACTTTAGAATTGTACGAAGTGGGACTGATTCATTCTTTTTGAGAAATTCAATCTTATCTTCCTTTTTCTTTAGTTTACAAGCTTCATCAATAATTTCAGAAATTGCTTTGGGTGTCATAATCAGAAGTCCTGTATGTTAGTAAGGTTTGATATATTATAAATATTAGTGCAGTTCGCGGCTAATTTCAAATTTAGCCCAACTATTCTAGAAACAATATAGGGTTTCCAACATGAATTTTGCATCAGATAAAATAGCATCTATTAGACCCACGAGGCTTTATATAAAGAAATGTTCTCATTGCGATCTGAAATATTTTGGTAAGACCATCACAGAGGATATAGAAAAATACCCGGGATCTGGCAAAAGATGGATAAATCACATTAAAAAACACAATGCTAAATCTATACATATTTGGAATAGCGATTGGTATTATGATGCCAGTATAACTGATGTAGCAAGAAAATTTTGTAAAGATAATCATATAGTAGAATCCTCACTATGGGCCAATCTGATCGAAGAAAACGGCATCGATGGGGCAAACAGAGAAAAACGAAGTAGTGAGTCAATAGCCAAACAAACTAAAACAGTAAATGATCCCATTTGGAAAGAAACTGTGGGAAAGGAGTCACACCGAAAAAGATTAATTACTATAGGTAAACCAGAATGGAAAGAAACCGTGGGTAAAAAAGGATATGATAGCGCTTCTAAGAAAACCAGAGGTAAAGCACGACCATGGATTTCTGATTTACAAAAAGAAAGGCACGAGAAAATCAGAACAGGTAAAATTCTGAATCCCAATTCAAAACGATGGGAAGTTACTGATCCAGAAGGTAATGTTTTCATAGTTGATAATTTGCCTTTATTTTGCAATGAACATAAAATTTCACAGGGAAGTTTAAGTAGCCCATGGGGAACAAAAGGATATTCTGCTGTTTGTCTAGGATATGTTAGAGATTTTTTAGAAGTCACCGATATCTGTAATTAAGTTTTTAAGTCGTTTTTCCACGAAAAAGTTAAATAGTTTTGATCTACCGAAATCCTTTTCCTTTTCGAAATCCTCTAGGATCATATCTTGATATTTCTGTGGAGTTTCCTTTAAATCAATCATTAGCTTATTCCGGAAATATCTAGTCTTAGTAAGTTCATCCATAGTATCAGGGCCATCAAGAAGAGCAGCAAGTCGCTTAGCAGTCATTGTTTTTTGGCGCTCGCCAATAACAATTGCATTATCTGCTGATAAAATATTAGGCACCCCATCTCCTTTATCACCTTTGATGATATGTTCTAATAGATATTTATCAGGATTAGGATCTCTGACCCATTTCTTCAAGACTGGGTTATATTGATCTACATTTGCATATGTCTGCAATTGAATATAATCCTTATCTCCCGATAGCACAAGTACTTTTTCAGAACCCATATTCAGCTCAGTACCTAATTTATGAGCAAGCACACCGATGATGTCATCTGCTTCAAGCCGATCAAAATGGAGTACCTTATACGGAAAGTATTCAATAAGTTCTGCCCGTAGCAAGTTGATAATCCGGAACAACTCACCCCAGTCAAGTTCCGATTCGTCGCGGCCTTTTTTGCGCCCTGCCTTGTAGTAAGGGAATGCTTCACGGCGCCACGAATTTTTACCGTCGGCGCAAACAATCATTTCGCCGTATTCTTCGGTAAACTTTTTACGGTTCGAGCGAAGTGAGTTTAAGAACATGTGACGTATCACATTTTCGTCAATCTCTGCATTTGTGTGGTTTCCTATATTTGCAAACAGTGTTGCTAGGATAACCTGGTTATAGTCCATTAAAATTGGCACTCAGTTATTCCTCATTATCATTTTCGTTGGTTTCATTATAATCCGACTCATCTGTAATGTCAACATCTCCAAACAGAGTTTCCGCAATCTCTTGCATAGGATGATCGACTCCCTGGGACATAAGATACATCGCCGATACTACCTCAGCAAACATGAAGTTCAATGGGTGATATTCTTCATCAGTGAAGATACAATCACCAGTTTCATCATGCAT